CAAAATCATCGTCTGTTGTAAGTGTGTTCGCCGCTGAGCGGTAAAGAGTGACATCGCTTCCAATGTAAAGTCCGCCCGCTGCCGTTGTGTGATCCATAATGTTGAGTTTACCTGATAGAGTTGGCGTTCCTATCCCCAGATTGTTCTTGATATAGACATTTCCATCGTCGAAATATCCCGCCCAATTTGTTGTTCCGGCAAGCGCTGTAGCGAAGATTCCATAATTCGTCGTTCCCGAAATTGCCGTGGCTAATGCCCGAACAGCATAGTTTGAAGTAACGGTCGCGCCCGATTGAACTGTCGCCGTGAATCGCCCTGCAACGTTGTTCGGATTTGTAACCCCCGTTGCAACCATGATTTCTCCAAGTACTGCATCTCCATCGGTAAAAGTGCCGCTGGTTAGACTCACAAATGCAAGATGCCCGTGTTGAATGTTTGTGTTTTGAATGAACGCCACCCCGTTCCCCATTGATATGCCGTTAAGACCGTCCCAGACAGCCGCCCCCATGGCTAGCATCGCCGTTGTGTTTATTCTGAAGTATGCCGTTCCCGCCGATATGTAGAGGTTCGCCTTCGATGCCCCCACTTCCCCAATCGTTACATTCCCTCCTGAAACATCTGTCAGCACCGTTGCCCCGTCTTTGAACTGTAACGCGGTCGCTGTCAGGTTCACATGCTCATTCGCGGTATCGCCTAATGTCAACACCCCCGCGTTCGTCAGTTGAACCTTGAGCGATCCCCCACCATAAAGCCTGATTCCATCCGTTCCGTCAATAACAGCGTACTCTCCCCCCGCCTGAAGTCCAAGAGTCAACACTCCCGCCGTGAGGTCCGTGTAAACGGAGGCACTGTCAATGATTTGTACAGATGTTGAAGAAATCGAAATATGTTCGGACGCGGTTAAACCTATCGTCGTCGTCGCGGCAAAGAGCGCATACACATTCGCGCCGTCTTTCAAAGCTACGCCAGACGTATTGATGAGGGTATGCTCATTCGCTGTGTCACCTAAAGATAAAGCTCCCGCCGTCAAATTGGCGCACACCGTTGCCCCGTCCTTGATCTGCACCGCTGTTGAAGATATACTGATGTGTTCCGTTGTCGTGTTTCCAAGCGTCCACGTGGTTGAGGTGAGTTGTCCAAGAACTGTTGCCGTGCCGGAGAAAAATCTGACTCCGTTGGTAGGGTCAATAGTGATATGGTTATTGGAGGCGTTATACTTTCCGAAGGCCGCCCCGTAGGTATCGGCGATATATCCATAGACTCCATTTAAGTTTCCAATTGCCCAAGCCGCATCCCAATCATTGTAGGTTGCAGAATTTCTGATGTTGCCTACTATCGCGGGGCCGTATTCTGTTCCAGCTTTGACACCCGCCACAGAATAGATGTCAATAAATCCATCCCCCGTTGTTCCGGTGTTAAAGATTGCATCCCCCGCGTTCCAAGCGTTCGCGCCTGAACCGTCCAAGTTTCTTGTCACCGTATAGCGATAGCCGCCCGTGATCGGAGTAGCCGCACTATCAATCGACATAAACTCTACTTTAGCGTTGGCCTCCATATAGACACGGTCACCGCTTGCCATTTCGTTATGCTTCACGTCAATCGTTGTGGCTATATCGGTCAGGTCTGCAATCAGTTGCGTTGTTGGCCCGCCTAAGATTCTCCCCCCAATAGTAGCTATGGTATTCTGAGCCACCAGGGTTTCTACCCAGAGTTCCGCCGCGTGGAGGGTCAAATACTTTTTCGCGAGCGAGCCGAGGTTCCCGGAATAGCCCGCGTTCGGTAAGAGACTGAATCCAGCAGAAGCCCCGATATTGATTGCCACCCCTGCGCCAGCAAAGTTCAGCGTTGTCACCGTTGCATTGAAGAGGTTGAACGTGGTTGCCGTTGAGGTTAAGTCTCCCCCGTTAATAGCCGCGTCCCCTGCTACGGTGAGGGAGCCGGTGGAGGAAAGAGTCATGTACACTGTATTGTTGGTTGCAAATTGCAAAGGGTATAACCCCTGCCGATTAATTATTCCGGCAAAAGGCGAAGAGCCAACCGCTAACTGCGCACCAGTACTGCCTTCCGCACCAACTCTGAAATTGCCATCCGTCGCCCCGTTTGAAAAATCTTGATAAGTGTAATTGTTTGCATCGGCATTAAAGAACAACGCTGGATTGGCTTTTTCTATTGTAATATCCCCACTCGCCGTTATCGCACCGGAGGAGAGAGTGCCGGAGAGACTTGTTGCTCCGGTTGAACGAGTGATGGTCAGATATGAGCCTAAGTCTGCACCCGCATCGCTCCTTCCTCTGATAACCCAATCACTCCCGACATTGCTTCCGGTTTCTGCCGAGGCATCTGCTCCAATCAGCCAACGATTGACACCTGCTGTTTGCCAAGAGGAATATCGTGCGGTTGCCGCCGCTCCTGTTATTGTAAATGAATTTGAACCTGTAACAGTCACTTCCCCTGCTACGGTGAGGGAGCCGCCCATCGCAGCAGCTCCTAACGCATCAAATACCAAAGCATCAATAACCGCATCTTTTGTGATGTTGAGGCCACCCGCGACGGTTTGACTGATTCTCCAAAAGTTCGCGTCTGTATCAAACTTTAACTGTTCAAGAATTGCGACGCTTCCCAGAGCGTCTATTACAACAGCATCCGCAACTCCATCTTTTGCAATGTTGAATCCGCCAGCAGAATTTTGAGACATGCGCCAATAGTTGGCCCCGGAATCAAACCGTATTCTGTTTCCGTAATTTAGCTGATAGGCTGCAACACCAAAGTCGGCGGTGTAATTGGAAACGAACTGAGGGGCTGTCGTCACCCCTGCCGCCGTTATCGCACCGGAGGAGAGAGTGCCGGAGAGACTTGTTGCTCCGGTTGAACGAGTGATGGTCAAATATGTGCCTAAGTCTGCGCCTGCATCGCTCCTTCCCCTGATAACCCAATCACTCCCAACATTGCTTCCGGTTTCTGCCGAGGCATCTGCTCCAATCAACCAACGATTCACTCCTGCTGTCTGCCAAGAGGAATATCGCGCGGTTGCTGCCGCTCCTGTTATCGTGAATGAGTTTGAACCTGTAGCAGTCACTTCTCCACTCGCCGTTATCGCACTGGAGGTGAGAGTACCGCTCACAGTGACGTTCCCCGAGGCATCAATCGAAATCCCTTCATCTCCCCCGTCACCGCTCAAATAATTGGAGCCGAGAATGATATTTGCGGCCGATCCTAAGAGGCTGAAATTTCCCGTTACTGTGAGCGTTCCCGTAACGGCGAGGGGTTTGTCAATCGAAACCGTTGTTCCGTCCCACTCGAGAACTGCCGCCCCGCCCGTGGTGCGGTTCAAAACGAGTTGTATATCCTCATCGTTACCGTCCAAGTTGATCGTTAACTGATCCGCCGTTGTGCCGGAAACATCCGAGCCCGTAACGACAACCCCATTGATCTCCATTTCCGAGCCGTCCCAGGAGAGATACTGCCCTGCGGGATTGCCGATGTGGAGCTTGTACGCGCCTACATTCTTCCCAACCCAAAAGCCAACCCCCGTCATAAAGTCCGTCGCTGCGCCCAAGCCAATAGCCGGAGTTGCGGCGTTGATGAAGGCCGCCCCCGAGTCTGCTGTAAAGGCCGAAGCTGTTAAGGCCCATCCGCCAACCCATCCCGAGACCGCGTCAATCTGTCCTGCACCTGAGAGCGCCCATCCAGCACTTCCTGAAACGGTGATCGTATCGTCAACGAGCGTCCCGTTCCAGTTGTTGGACTTCATAATGTTCGTTTCGGCGGTTATACTTTCCGCTTCAACGGTGAACTGCGAAAGAACCTCGCCGTACTGAACGCGCAAGAGAATAGCATCCCGGTTCTGAACGATCATGGAAAGGTATTCACCCTCCGTTCGGTACACGCCGGAGCCCTGCAGTAAATCCTCTGTGATCGTGAAGGGGTCAACTGTGAGTGTGTTATCGGAGGAACCCTGATCTCCCGCAAGTGTGAGCGTTGTAATCATGGAGCCCGTAAGATTAATCACAACAACCTCATCCCCCGTTTGAAGCAGCGCCTCTCCTATCGGCTCAATCGGAAGTGAGGTGATCCCTACTCCCGCCGCAACCTCCGTCCTTACCACGGTAATCGCCTTTGAAAGCTGTGAGTCTCGCGTTGCGTTGGCGAGCTTCACAATTACCTGTCCAACGTCAGAGCCCACGGAAATAACCGAAGTCGAAGAAAAGACTTCATCCCCAACCGTGACTGAGCCCTCGTCTTCCCGTACCTCTTGCCACTCCCCAGACCATTCATTCAGTTTTGGATTGAAGGTAATATCGTTCGGAACGTGCCGGACGGAGCGCCAAATAATCGAATTATGAGAAGTGAGCTGTCCCCGGATCGTTGCTTTCAAGAGTTTGTTCGGGGTAAGAAGACTCTGAAGTATCGCAGTCACGGCAAGCTGATTCAGCGAGAATTCCTCAGATCTTCCGTAACGGGCCCATATCGAAGTGGGCGAGCCGTTGAAAATGATGTGCGAATAATGCTGCGAAGTTGGTCCGTCACCTTGAAGGACCGTGCCAACATCAAACATGGGGAGTGGCGTTTCTCCGTCTGTCTCTGCGGTAAAGGTGAGGGCTGTCTGCTCGTCTCCCCCTCCGGCATTTATCATCGTTCCGGTAATCGGACAATACTCAATACCGTCGTACGCATTCGGGAATTCCCACCGTGTTCCGTTGTGATCGAAAAAGTATGCCTGTTCAAGCTGTGTCGCGGTGAACGTGCAGATGTTTGTTCCCGTTGGAATGTCCGGTGAAAGAATCTCAAGAAGCGTCTCCACGATCCCGATTTCTTCCTGATTCCAGTACTCCGTATCAGACCATGAACTCGAATCGGGCGTATCGCGAACAAGCCATTTCGTGCCGACTTGAAACTTCCAATAGATTTTTGGAGAAGGAAGAAGCGCCGCCGGAACGCCTGCAGCTCGAAGCGCCCGAGCGGTAATCTTCAGCCTGACCTTGACACTCTCTCCAACGCCGACGGAAATCGTCGCGCCGATGTTGCTGATAAACGCGAAATCTCCCGGACTGTCGTAGCTTGAATGTTCCCCGTTGATCCTGATTTTATTTCTAACCGGAACGAGTTCAACCGAAACGCCCGGAATACCCTGATCGTCAAATGTCCAAGGGTCAAGCTCGAAGGTTGCAAGGTCCCCGTTCGGTATGAGGTTCGGTACTCCGAGCCGATGGTTAAAAGAAAGTTTCGCTGAACGGTACGCCTTAACAAGGTCCTTGTGTCCCCCGGCCCGAAGCCTTATCGTCGAGCCGTCAACCGTCTTCCGGTAATCGGGAGCGGATGGCTCAACGTACGCGCCCGCCGCATTATACCTCCTCATCCGTATTGTGTCTTCCGCGTATTCGGATCGCTGAACAATGAGCCAGCAGTTTTCGAGCAAGTCCTCAGCGTCGAATGTCTGTTCAATCCGTAGGCCCTTCTGACAGAGAAGCGAATCCAATACCTGATAACACGAAAGGGGTTCCCCTAAGACGGCGAGTTGTGCGGCTTGTTGCTGTTCCCGTTCCCATTGATGGGATCGTACAAATTGCGTTCCGGGTTTCAAGAGGCCGTGCGCGGCCCAGACATCCTCGAAGTTGTAAAAATTCTTCTGCTCAATCTCCGCCTGCTCCAATGGATCGTTATCGTCCCCGGTGAGCATCCCCTCGGCATACCAGGCGTCCGCCGTTTTGATCTTGAGCCCGTACCCAATCTTGCCGAGGATATTTGCAATGACCGTTGTTTTCGGAACAACCCCCTCATACTGCGCCTCCGAAGCATCTAAGAAGGGGATCGTCTTCAGCATGTTCAAGCCGCAAGTTGCGTAAATCGGAAGGATGAATGGGAAATATTTGTCCGGCTCCGAATACTGATCGGTGAGAACGTACCCCCTCCAGTACTCCGCATCGTCTTTGTAGAGGCGAAGCTGGTACTCCATTTCTCCCGCGCCGTAGATTGCTTCGATAATATCCTGTACGACTTGAGACTGTACGGCAACGTTCCAGGTGAGCTTCGAGGCCCTTATGGGCTGATAGGTATTCCGTTTGCCTTCCCAGTTCAGAAGGGCCGGGGTATCGTCGCAGATCACCTCTGTTGAGGCTCCAACATACCCGTCCTGATAGAGTTTCACAACCCAGGTAAAGGTACCAGAGTCATCAAGAAATTCAGCGTGGAGTTTTTGCGCGAATGCCACTATCGTTCCTCGAATGCAAGTTGATCTTCAATGATCCCCACAAGTTGCTTTCCCTCTCCTACAAGTCTGCCCGTTACGTATACCCTCTGAATCCCGGAGCCGACAATATCAGTCAACCTTGAAAGCGGCGCAATCACTTCCGGGTCTGTCCGGGCATTGGGGTTATCGCCTACCATTGCAAGTTGAGGGCCGAAGGCAAGGCCGCCGCCCGCGAGTCCGGGGATCTTAAAAAGTGCCGCCGCTTGAACGGTTCCGAGGGCCGTCAGGACAGAGGCTGATCCTATCGCCGAGGCAGCGCCGAATGTTGCTATTGCGACAAGAGCGGCTGCCGGAGCTGCCGCCGCCGCAATTGTGGCCATAGAGGCAACGGTCGCGGCTGTCGCTGTCGCTTGGAGGGCCTTGTCAATCAGGAAATTCTTCACCGCTTGAACGGCCAACTCCCCGAGAGCGGAAACTGCTGTATTCTTCATGCTGATCCAGATTGCATCCCACGCGTTCTTCGCCTGCCGGTGAGAGCCGAGGAATTGATCGAACATGCCACGAACGCCCGCCCCAATACTGTCAATACCGACCATCATCAAGTCATGTGTTTCCGCCCATTCGTCGCGCAACTGTTGCAGTGTGCCGGAGAACGCTGGATCATCAAAACCTTTTAGGAGTTCCTGATCCATTAACGTCATGTCGATGTTGAGTTGCCTCATGTCCTGATCGAGTTCCTGCATCCAAGTGTCAAGCTCGGATAAGGATGCACCACTCTTACCCCACCTCTCGATATGCTCATCTATCTTCTGATCTTTAAGCCGCTGAACAACCCCTTCTTGTCTGAAAAGAGATTGATTCAATTCCTCAATCTCCTTCCTGAGTTCTTCGGCGCTCTTACCCCAACCCAGAAACTTTTTGGCCTTCCCCTCGGGGGTTTTTTCAAATTCTTCCACAGCGACGAGTTGGCTTTTCAGCGCAGTGAGTTTGTCCCGAAGCCGATTGAATTCGTTTTCCTCTACGTTGATCTTGATTTGAGTCAACGCGTTGGATTGAACGATCAGCTCCCTCCAGACATTACTCATTTCTTCAAGTTCTTTGCGGGTCTTTTCTACGTCGGGGAAGAGTTTATCCCTGAAAGCAAAAGCAAGTGAGGTGACAATGGCGATTGCCGTCACAATTCCACCCGGCCCGGCGAGGAGGCTCATCATTCCGCGAAGAGCGACCGTTACATTCCCGATCGGGCCGGGGATGAAACCTATGGAGTTTGTAACGCGCGTTATCGCGGGAATTGCGCTCTTAAAATCCCCTGTAATTGATTTCGTCACTCCCGATACGGCTGTGACAGCGGGACCACCGTCTTTTCCGAATGACTGAACGGCCCCGCTTGCCTCTACAACGCTCCGCTTATAGTCGGCCCACCTCTTCGAGCTTCCCTCCATGTCCGCCATATTGTGAAAGTCGCTCCATGATTTCAGCGCATCGGTGGAGGATTTTTTTATCTCTTTGAATGCCTTATCAATTTGAGTTGTAGATAATTCAGGCATCACCATTGACGAGGCAGCATGTTGGACGGTCTTCGAAATACCCTTTACCTCTTCTTCGAACTCCGTCATGTCTGCGCCGATACCAACGGCAAATTCGGCAATTCTCATTTCTTTGTTCCTTTTGTTCGCGGCCACTTGTTCGCGTAATACAAGAAGCGTTCCTTCGACATGTATTCCGGCTCTCGCGTAAAGTTCTTATCGCCTGGAAGGGGAAGGAGTCTCTCAGGTGTCACCATCCCCTTTTTCCTGTCGCGCTGAAGATTGACAAGGATCGTTCCGAGCCAACGGAACTGCCTCCACGTTTCAAGCGAACGGTTCTCTTTCGCCTGTCTCAAGAGGCCAAGCTCTCCGAAGGTCAAGCCCCAGAACTCGTCCGGCTTCAGGCCCAAGCCTGCAATACCAAACTCAATCAGCTCGGGCCATTCTATTTTTTTGCGGGGGATTCCTTCCGCGAGGCTTTGCCTGTTCCGGCGGATTTCTTATAGAGATCGAAGATTTGACTTACCACCGCAATGCCGGCATCGTCGACCCACTCCCCGACATCCTCAATCGTGAAGTCAACGCCAAGCCCTGAGACGCGATACCCTTCCACAAGCCCCGCCCAGACCAAAGTGCGGATGTGGGAAAGGGTCATTGTGTCCGAGTCAAACTTCGAAATCACGGACAGGGGGATATTGTGCCGGTCAGATAAAGAGGACAGGGCGTTCATGTTGAACTTGAGCGGCCTCTTCTTCCCGCCGATCTCTATTTCCACGTAACCTCGGAATGAGTTACTCACGAGGAGGCCTCATTCAGTTCGCCGGTTCCTTCAAAGGTGAAGCTGAAGGTCGACGCATCGTCCATCGGGGCCGCCACTTCGAGAGAGGTCACAAGGGCGCTGCCCTCGTAGTACGTATCGCCCGAGACTTCCTGAGAGATGCGGACCACAACGGCCGTCCCTACACTGATAAGCCCGAAGAGATCCGTGAAGGCGTAGTTCGAGGCATCGGGATCGAACTTCCCATCGCCGGCCATGCTCCATGACTTCTGACCTGCAATGAGTTCCCTCCAACCGTTCGAATCCTTCGTCGTTACGTCAATGGGCTCTCCATTGATCGTCAGAGACGCGTTGAGTGAGGAGGCAATCGGAACAAGTTCCGAGCCAACCGTCACATAGATCAAAATTGCACTTCCTGATTTTACTGACATGATAGATACTCCTTTGGGTTAAGTGATCTGTTGAATTAAATGCCGAAATCGTAATATCCGCCTCACATACTTCTTGAGTTCCGACTGATCTTCAAACGTCTGAGAAAAATCAAGCGTTGTCACAACCATCGTAAAGTCTGAACCGAGATCCCACGCGGTCTCGCGGTTTGCCAGAAGCTCCACAACCTCGCCCCCCGAAGTGTTGGCATCCCTCTTGCCCCCTGCGGCTCCGTCGAAAGCGGTATGGATCTGAACTGTGACCGTACACTCAGCGCCATAGTTCGACTTCGTATGAGAAGGGAGGACCGTCATTTCGCCAACCGTCGCGTATGGGGGGGCGGCATCTGCCGGAACCCCGGCGCTATCGTACACGTCGATTCCGAGCTCATCCCGAAGCATTGTGATATAAGCCGCCTGTAAGGGAAGCGATGGGTCTTTCATACCCTCCTCAATATCTTTCTGATCTTGTCTAAGAACTTCGGCCGCTCTTCCTCAACTGCAGGAAAGAGAAACGGCTGCGGCGGAAGGTTCACCTCGCGAATGCCCTGCCCTTTAAACTGAAGGGCGAATGCTTTCAAACCCTCAGGTACTTCCACAAGGGAGCCGGTCCCGAACTCCACGTACGGCCCGTAATCAACGGTGTCAACAGAAACTTTCCCGCCAAGCCCATCCTTCGAGAAGGTTGAATGAAGTCCCGCTCTGAGTCCGCCCGTTCCCGTTCCGATCTCTTTTCCAACCGGGGCGTTCCGTTTGGCGGCCGTCTCAATCCCAAGCGTTGACGTGGCAACGACGATCTTCACCTCTTCCTTTTTCTTCTTCGCCCAGGCATCCGTTTCTCTACGGAGTTTGTCAAGTTGTTTGCTCGATATTTGCGCTTTGAGTTGCATTTTAACTCGCTTCCGCAGCCTTCTCTTCACACTGGAGATTGTAATACCATTCCTCCTCGTCAACCTTAATCACGCCGTGAATCACAAATACCCGGCTTCCGTACAGTATCCGGTACCCATGAGCGAGTTCTTCCGAGCCCGAGCCAAGCTCGTTTTGCCAACGCAAAAGAACCTTGTGCGTGATGTGGCTCTGAAGTTGTTCGGCGCGCATCCGTTCGTACGCGGATAAAGGCGTGATCTTCGTCCATACGTCCTTGACATCCGAATACGTCCCTACCGTCCCGCCGTAACCATCGGCTGTCGTGGACTGCTTCTGTAGTGTGACCCTATGTTTCAGATCGCCAACCCGTATTTTCATAAAATCCTCAAAGAAGAAAGGAGCGACTTTGAAACGGGAGTCAGCGCGCAGTCGATCTTTCCCTGCCCGTCAACGCCGATCTCGCCCCGATTTTGATAAAGGAACGTCACGGAATCAAGAATCGCATCCTTCACCTTTTGCGGCAAGGGATTTGCCGGAGAGTCCTCCGAAACAGAAGCGGAATAGTCCGCCGGGTCGTAACCGACCAAGACTGTTGCGCGAATTGAAACGTCAATATATCCCGTCGTTGTGAAGGAGTTGCTTACCGAGGTTACTCTGAGTGTTTTGATCTCCTCGCCCCTCACGGTGTAGGTGTCAACGTCTTCCCATGTGTCGGAGCCCGCTTCGTACTGCTCAACGGATTCCACCAGGACATGAGGCGGAAGAGGCATAACGGCGTAATCGTTGAAGCGCTCCCATTCAATGCGGATCGTCTTTCTCAAGATCGCTCTTTGCGTGAAGTCCTCTGCTTTTGAGGTGACGGTCCGAATGAGCTGCTCGATTAGGGTATCGTCCCCGTCGTAATCAATCTTTGCGTGGGTCTTCGCCTCATCGACGGAAACGATCAACTCCGTCTCCTCTTCCAGGATGCGGACCTGTACGCCCTCGGCGGGACGGTCCGATCTCTTTTTCGATCTGTTCAGTGTGGGGTAGCTCATTTTCTTTTCTCCGGGCCTGTGACCTTTCTTTTGCGGCTTCGAGTGGCAATCTCTTCCTTCGTTGCAAGGCGGGCCTTGGGATAGGGTCCCTGGGTCAACGCGCGTACCTCCGCTTTGAGGACCCAGAACAACCTTCCTTTCGGCATGATCCTGTGATCTCGCAGGAGTTTTTTGAGTGTGATGAGAGCCTTCATAATGCAACCGCCTTTCGTTTTTTTACCAGAAACTTCGCCCTTTCGGGCGTTGCGAAAAATACTTCCTTCCGGTGAACGAATCCAGCCGAAGTAAGCATAGGCGTAAGCGCCTGCATCTTTACCGTTTCATCCGTCTTCGCCTCTTGCAAGAGTCTGTTCTCTGTCCAATGTTTCAGCATAAGAACGTGCGGCGGAGTGTTCACCCTTTTCAATCGCACCAGGGGCCGAGGCGGGGCATGCCTCTCGTGTCTCTTCGGCTTGTTCGTTTGTGCCTCTTGGAGAATCTTTTCCATGAGTTCATCCACCGTCACCCTATCGTCACCGTCTATGAGTCTTTTGACGAATGCCTTGTGTGAGGGTTGATCGTGTCCGCCTGCGGAAATGTTCCCCGGAAAGGCGTGAGAGCCCGACTTGTTCCCGCCGTACCCTTCATAATACCCGTACTCGTAAAAGTGCATCCCGAGAACGTGAAGAGTTTTTAAGGGAAGACCGAGCAGGTGTGTCAACGCAATGGCCCCCGCGTTGGGGGATTTCCGTACCTGCCGCCGAACGTTCGCCCTCACAAGGGCCGGAACCGCTTCGAAGGAGATGCGCCCCTTATTGATCTTCTCAAAAGATTGAACCTTCGGGGTCTCCCTCGGGTACACACTGACGATATGGCCCACCTTTCCAATTGCCTCCTCGAATGACTTGCTGTTGTGGGCAATGTCCACTTGGAGCAAGTGGTAGAGAATATCCGTTCGCTTTCCCAAGTCAATAACTTGCGCCTCGGATATGTTCCATTCCCGGTTGATCCTTACCACTACATCGTAAGAATCAATCTTCTCTCCCAACCCCGCGCCTTCGAGCGCCCGCGAGGGACAGACGAGAACAACCGACTTGTCTTTCACTATTTCGGCGGCGGTCATGCTTTGTCACTTTCTCTGAATGGCCCCGACTTAAAAACAGCGTTGCATTGTATCCCCGCCTCTTGAACACGACGACACAAACAGGAAGGACACAGTAAGCCACCCTCGTCATGTGTTGGACTGACCTTCTTCCAAACATCATCCGGTATAATCAGATCGGGAAATCCAAACTCATCACCGTACTTCCGGCCACAGTCTATGCAACAGCCCTGCATTCTTCTGTTTTCGGCAAATCTTTTACACATGAACCCTCGTGTAGAAACTCCACCATAATTCCGTTAAGGGCTGATAGAGGGGAGCATCATTCAGCCAGGGCTTGCCCGCGCAAAAGTGAATCATCTTCGGAACGCGGCTCAAGAACATTCTGGGATTGTATTCCCAACATTGGTCAATCATTTGAAACTCTACATCGAGCAGGTGAACGCTCTCCGGGTCTGTCTCATACAAATAGTGAGCGAGAATCTGCTGATCGCCCATTCGTGTATCCTTCATCGCGAGCGCATATGCCTGGACCCGATCATACGTTTCTTTCGAGGGCTTCAGGATCATCAGGCCGCCCGAAAACGGGGGCCGCCCGAACACCGGCTCCGAGAGCCCTCTACCCACAATGCCGACCGAAGTAAAAGGCTTGCACTTCAAAAGCCCTGAAATGTCCTTTAGGACAATCACGTCCGAATCGAGAAAGCACACATCCTCGCCCTTCGTGTCCAAGAGAAAGACGGTCAACTTCTGCATGGCCCGGGCGAATCGTTCATGTTTCAACTGTGATGTGTCAAGAGTGAACGTGCCGAGGCTCCTTCTATGGACGATCTGTGCGCCCTGGTTCTCAAGCCTCCGAATACTCTTTCCAGTCAGATCATCCTCAATCATCACGGTCCAGCTCGCGTTCTTTATGCCAGAGTTCTCCTTGAAACTCTGTAAGAGCGCTAGTGTCCCGGGTACGTAGTTTTCCGTTGTGAGGGTTACGAAGTTCATTTGAAGAAATACCATGTTTTGAAAATGTGTTCCTCTGTTGTCACGGCGAGGATTTTGCCTTCCTGTTTTGCGAACGCATCAACCGCGTCCTTTACGCCGAACTTGATCCCTTTACGATCCCCGGAGAAATAGTCGTGACCCGAGAAGAGACCGCCCCTTCGGAGTTTCGGATACCAGGCCAGAAGGTCCTTCTCTACCGCTTCCTTCGAGTGATCTGCGTCAAGGTAAATAAAATCGAGGCTCTCGTCGGCGAATGTTGCCGCCGCCTCAAGGCTTGTGGCCCGGAGAATGCGAACGTTGGCAAACCGGGATACCCTCTCTTTACACTCTGCGAGGATCTTCTCCCACTCCTCTTTCGATTCCTTCTTTGTGTCGATCCAGAGCTTATCCGTCCGGCGGAGAAAATCATTGTATCCGGGAAGAGAGGCCCACGCATCAACGAGAAAGAGTTCCTTTCCCTTCCACGAGTTCAGGATGATCTCTGAGAAGACTCCGGCGAAGACTCCCACCTCAACCCCAAGCCCCAAGAGGTTATGGTCATTCAAAAGCTGGCCGATCTCGTTCCGTGTTTTCAATTCTGTGCTCCTTGTTCGAGCTTGTTCATTGCAAGGTCTTTGAGTTGTTGAAACGTGACCGCCCTATCGTCAACGTAATAGTCCGCCGCAGGTTTGTTGAAAACGATATGCGAGCCTTCCACACCCGCCTCTTTGAGCTGCGCTTGTGTTAAGAGCATGAGTTCCGGCGTGACGTTTTGAGAACCCCGGGCCGTGTAGATCACTATTTCATGGCCGAGATTGAACAGGACCTTCACAAAGGCAATCGGGGAAAGTTTCATCCCAGGGATCGGCTCAAGGTTCGGTTTTGCATCCCGGTATCCGTTTTGCGGGGTCCCGCCTTTGAAAAGAGTTCCGTCGATGTCTACAGCGATTCGCATAATCTCCAATCGTCTTCCGTGTCGAGTTCAAAAAAGTGTTTCATCGGCATCTCGTAACAGGCAACAAAACCATTTATGATTCTTCCCGACATCAGGAAATCCCGCCGGCGGAAAATGTAGAGAGCCCCGTTTTCCACGAAGAGCCCTCTGACACCGGCCAAGCCGGGGCGATAATACTCCTCTTCCGTTGCGCCCGCGACCGAGCCGTCGAGCATCTGGCGGTAGAAGTATCTCTTCAGTCTCACACCGGAAAAAACCGAGTAAGGCGCATTCGAGAACCCCTCCCTCGTCAGGCTCTCCATGATCTTCTCTGGGAGAGATTCAAAGAGACTGATCGCTTCATCAATATCTTTGCCCGTTGTAAAGGGCGAGGTTGCCTGAAGCATCACCACGGCATCGGGTGAATTTGCGGCGAAGTATTCCTTCAAATGAATGAGGGGGGCGTTTGGCTCTACGGTTGACTCAATGCTCCGGTTGAACACTTCAACGCCCTTAATGTTTTCGATATACTTCTTGATCTCCGCATCTTCCGTTGAGAGGATAACCCTCTCTACTTTCTTACTCTCAAGTGCCGCTTCGAGTACGAAGTCAATCAGGGGCCGCCCCTTGAAGAGCTTCATCATCTTCCGGGGAATCCTCTTCGATGCGCCCCGGGCCGGTATCAAGGCAACGTAGTTCATATCAGTCTTTTTTGTTGATCCCACCAGAAGCCAACAGTAATGCTTGAGGGGGCTTCCCGCTTCTGCGCTCCAGGGAGTTCAACTTGTTTGTGAACTCTCTTTTTCTTTTTCGGCTCTTTGAATTTGAGCTGTCCTTGCGCCTTCAAGAACTCGTGGAGGTTGTCGATCCTGTTCATGGTTTGTGCTTCGCCCTCGTTTCTTTTTCGCAGGGGAGTATTTCCGGATTCTTCTCCCGTATGGCGCTCGCAACGTCCTCAAGGTATTTCCTGATCTGCTTCATTCCTTCCGGCTCGCAGGAGGCCGCCTGATCTGTGCCCTTCATCGTCCGGTCAAGTGTCAAGTGCCTTTCGATATGTGTCGCGCCCAAAACTTGCGCCGCAACGTCGATCCCCGTTGACTGCGTATGATCGGAGAAGGCAACGCCCTTGATGAATGTCCCGTACCTCATGCGGAGCCTCGTAATCTCTCCGAGGCAGGCATCCTCTACCCTCGCGGGGTACGCGGACGTACAGGCGTACAAGGTCAAGTCGTGATTCCTTTTCAGTTCGGTAAAGAGTTTCACAATCCCGTCGATCTCTTCCCTTGTTGTCATGCCGCAGGAAATGTGAATCTCCCCTTCCCACTTGTGGCAGAGATACCGCAGGAGCGCCTCGTCGTTATTGTTCCCGCTTCCGACTTTGATATAGGCGGGATCGAGCGATATGATCTCATCGGCGGAGTCCACGTCGAACACACTGCAGGCGTACCGTACCCTGTTCAAGAGACATTCCTGTTTCAAAAGCCTGTGCTGCTCAAGAGAAAACTCAAGGGCTTTCCTGTGTTCATAGTACGTCGCGCCGAAGGCATGAGCCGGGTTTGGATGAGGAGCACTCCGGTCAATGATGTTTTCCGGGTTCCGTTTCTGAAACTTCACCACATCCACGCCGCAGTATGATCCCGCAATGCGTACCATCCTCACGGTGGTATCGAAATCGCCCTGATGGTTGCAGCTTATTTCTGCGACAAGTTTTGATCTGTTCATTTTAGAACCCGGGGCCGTCTTTAGGACAAGCCCCGGATCGTTGGGGCGAGTGAAACTACTACGAGCCGGAAGCCAGTGAGCTGTACACAAAGGCGTTCGGGCGGAAATTGACGAGCATAATGCGCTCTTCAGCCCTGATGGTCTTCATGTTCTGAGCAAACTGGGCGTTCACCCATCCGACTTGAATGTTCGCTTGCTGCCGATCATACAGCGTGGCTCCTAAGCCGAATGCGCCGCAGAGGAAATCCCCCGCCGTCAGGCTTTCAGATTCCACAACCGGCAATCCCCACATGCGCGGAATCGCGCGGGTCTGGGGGTTGGCGAACAGGTACGCGTTCGTTGTGTCTTGTTTCAGAAGCTCAATCGCTTCCCAATCTTCCGGGTTCAGCACAAATCCCGTTGCCGGAAAATGAGCAAGCTGAACCTGTGTGATCGCCCTTCGCAGGGTGTCCACGTTGGTATCGCCCGCCACGCGCCGGTTGTATTCGGCTGCGATGGTGGTAATACCTTCCAGGTGTGCGCCTGTGCCGTCACCGTAGAGGATCTCATCCTCTTCCTCGATCTTCACGGCGTAGAGCAGACGGCCATTGACGTACCCGATCAAAACGGGCGCATCGTCGGCAATCTGTTCCGTGATCGGAAGGGTCGTTGCAATCACGGTCGCAACCGCAGTCTGAAGCGAGAACTGAATCCGGCTTTCCGGCTTTGTTCCCTCTTCGGCAACCACCGTCGCATTACCGCGATTGTCGTTTCCGCTTGAGCCATCGTCGAACACATCCTCACGGACGTACTCGAGGGAACTGGTACTGATCGGCGTGACGTTCAGAAGATCCCGAATGTGAAGCTCCTGCTCCGGGACGGGCTGAATGATACCGGGAACGCGGAAAGGAACAATGGCCGCTCCGCCCGAGGCATCGTCAGTTGTGAGCGTGTCCTTGAAGAACGACTTCATTTCAACACGTGCCGTTCCGCCGGCGAGCTTCCGGTTCTTGTACGCATCGGCCTCAACAACGAGATAGCCGATGGACTTCACCTTGTTTCCGCCGAAGCCGAAGGTCTGAATCTTCGTCTCGAATTGATCGAGGCGGCCATTCAAATCCTTCTGAATCTTCTCTGACAGGGTTTTGGCCTCGTCGGTCTTCGCGCCCATGTCCTTGACCTGTTTCTCGAGGGTCTGTTTGATGTCGGCCGTTCCCTCAAATTTCTTTACCGCCTCGTCGAGTGCTTTCTTCGAGGTTTCCATCTCCGCAGCAATCTTGACTTGCTGGTCCGTGATGGTTTTCAGTTCCGCCTTGACTTCAGGGGATAATGTGATTTCAGGCATAACGTTACTCTCCTTACTGTTTCAAATGGTTTTTGAGCGCCTCAACGAATACCTTGTTGGCCGCCTCTTGTTCCCCTTTGGCCGGGGATTGTAAGGAGTCCTGATAGTCCATGATCGCTTGTTTCAGTTGTTTGATCCTCAACTCAATATCGAAAGCCGTCTCGTCCCGCAGTTCGTTCCTCAACACGCGGTGGAGGTTGTCGATCTGCTCAACGGCCCTTTGAATGTCTTCTTTTGATTTCATGCCGAGGAATGGTGTTTCCTCGTTTGCGCCCCATGTGACCGCCGAAAATTCCCAGAGCTTGAGTTCAAGGAGAACGTTCGGCTTGTCCTGTTCGCGCTGAACCTTGATGATGTCGTATCCGATGGAGTGTTCATTGATCGCTCCACCCTCATACAATACGAGCGCATCCCGGCCCCATGAGGTTTCGAGAACCTTCGTCTCGAAGTAGAGTCCTTTTGAATCTTCTTTGAGAACCTGCGGCTTGCCGAGGATATGATCCCGATAATGCTGATACAGCATGGCAACACGGTTCTTCCCCTCCGGACCTTGTTCTTCAATCGTCCGCTTGAATGCGCCGGGGCGGATGATGTCGTTGTCGGAATCGACGTTGTTGAATGCGGCCGCGTAGCCGGTAATGATTCCCTGCTTCTTGTCAACATCTTTCAAGGCAACCTTCAGAGGAAGGCCCTTGTAGTGGATGGATTGGTTTTCTTTCATTTCAGTGTCCACTTTCTTCTATTTCGCATTTGTTCGGAATGCGTCGCCCATCTACAATTCCTCGGCTCATAGTTGCCATCGTTGTTGATCCGCTCGATTGACATTCCCACGGGGCGAGATCCCATATCCGCTAGGAAATTCACGAAACTATGAAGCCATCTCTCGCAGACCGTGATACCTCGACCGCCGTAGTTTGTGAAACACTTTATATTGGGATTGTAACACCGCGATTTCATACTTGACCAGGTTCTATATTCTCGCGAAGCATTCGACACCCCGCTCTTTGTGTGCCCTTTTGTGTGCCCGTGTTTTAAATGGGCAGGGTGTTCTCTTTGGATACATCCACAGCTTTTGCTCGTTCCATCCTTCAGTTTATCTTGTCGGACATTTCCCTCGGTTCCACAAGAACAGCGGCAAGGCCAATACCGCCAAACTGTTGTACCACGTCTGACTTTTTCGCTTTCGCCGACAACCAACCATCGTCCGCATTGTTGTCCCGGCGTTATCGCTGGTTGATGATAGAACGTACAAACCTCCTCGTTATTTCAATCGGCCTTGTGATTGCGCTTCCTACACATACCGCGTGAGCGCCCAACTCAAATGCCCTACCCGCCTCTTCCGGCGTCCCGATCCTGCCCTCGGCGATGACTTTGCCCGGGTACAGTTTTGAAAGGGCGGCAATCAGGTCGAAGTCCGGGCCGTGAATCAATTTCTCTACCGTCTCTTTCGTGTACCCCGAGAGCGCCGTTGTGACGTAATCGGCCCCGGCATTTATGGCATCGATCCCCTCGGCGAGCATGGACACATCAGCGACAACCGTTGCATGTTCCTTTTTCGCAAGATGAACCATTTCAATTCCCGTCAATCCGTCGGGGCGTTTCCTGTGCGTTGCATCCAAAGCCACGGGCCCGGCAACCTTGATCGCTTTTACGTCTTCAATCGAGCTGGTAATCAGAACCTCTCCACCGGGATATTCCCTTTTCGTCAGGCCGATGATCGGGATACTCACTAAGCCATTCACAAACCGGATATTCGCCAAACCACACACTCTTACTGCTATCGCGCCTCCTCGTTCGGCGGCAATGGCAAAAGCCGTAATCATGGGGGGCGTATCGAATGGGCTCCCCGGTTCAGACTGACATGAAACTATGAGGCCGGATTGAATTTTCATTTGGGTACAAATCCTTGAGTGCAACGACAAGAAATTATCTGTTCTGCGCTTCCGTTCGGATCACCGGGAAACTCAAGCGCCTCTCCGCCGATATTGAACTCTGCGTGAAGATCAACCCTCTGGCCGTCGGCTATCAGGTGATCGTCCCTCACCCTTTCGTCACGCGTGGCAATCCATTCTTTCCAAAGTTCAAGCCCAGTACTCTCAGCGCCCATGATACTCCCGAAATTTGAGGCCCCGATTGTTTCCGTTCTCGCAATAACGAGGCTCCTTGCGCGTGTAATCTCTTCCGAATCGTTCCTGATCGCTCTTGCGATTTCTGCTATGCCCTTTCCTTGAGATATATATTCCTCAATCACTGAGGCGATTCTCTTTTTCGTTGTCTCTGTGATCTGGACAACCTTCCCCGCCCCGTTCTCTTCCATGTAATCGCGTACTCGCTTATACCAGGCATCCCTTTGCTGCCGATTCGCCTTCATGGACTTTTGCACAGCGTCAAACGCATTTGCGGCGAAGGGGATTGAGACGAGCAAATAAGACGAGAGGAGCATCGCCTCAATCATGTTCTTCCTTCTGTCGATCTCCCTGCCTGCGGCAAGGGCCGCCTCCTCTGGTGTCTGAACCTTAAGGATCTCATCGGCGGCTCTGCGTTGCTGAGACTTTAACGTTCGGGAAACGATCTTTTGAACCGCCGGAACGTACCGGAGTCTCTTGCCGTTAAAGGCTTTCCAAAATGCCGGACGGTCTGCTTCAGATATGTTGTAAGGGTAGATCATTTGAACTGCGCAACGATAGTTACACCTCTGCCTCTTTCAAAATCTTTTCCGCTTCGTCAATCACATCATCAAGATTCTCGTCACCCGAGAACGAGGCTCCCAAAGGAATCAGCCGTTGATCGCCGTCCGGCCCTTCAACTGCATCTTCTCCGATACTCTCGCGGGCTTCATTCAGTGTGATGAGTCCGGCGCGATAGTTTTCTCTCGCTCTTAAATGCAGGGAGGCGCGTTCCTCCTGCAGTACTTCAATCTCTTCGAGCGAGTAGTCGAGGAAGTACTTCCCCTCTTCCCCTTCCCAACTCTTCACGAGCCAGCCGTTCAAGCCGTCTCTCAAGGCATCCATCTCGGGGATGATGCGCGACTTGTAAAAATACCGTATCAAGGGATCGGCGTTCTCATACTTCGTGTCCCCGCCGATAAGCTGCTCGGGTATATCGAAGGCAACCGCAATCAACTTGCCTGATACCTCGAGGCCGTGAACCCAATCCATGTCTTTCGGATTGACGGCGGTTGCAATCCACGTCAGCATTTCCGCCTCGGTAACCACCGGAAGACCCTCATCGGGCTGACCCGTCTGCGTCCGCCGAAACTTCTCTTTCACGTTCTCCACGTCCTGCTGCGTGATGCTCTCTTTCTTCACTCCGATAATCCCCGGCGATTGTCCCCCATTTTGTACCAGAGAAGTATTCCACTCCAGGTATTCATTCGATTGCGTGACCGGCCGTAAGGCCGCCTCAATCGGACTCATACCGATACGGGGGTCAAGGGGATTGAAGAACCTCAAGTGCATGACTTGTTCCGGCGGCACTTCCTTTTGATCGAGCTTATACGATGTAATGGGGTTCGGGTACTCAAGAGCCCTGACCGTCACCCTATCCGCCCGGTAGGGGAATATCTGCGTGAACTTCCCGGCGTTCTCACCCGTTAGCAAGGGCGGACCCCAGACAAAAGAATTCCCCATGATGAGCTTGAAGGATTCAACGGATTCCACAAATTCGCTCCACGTCTGAAGAATGTTCGGGCGTTTCAAAACCTCTGCGATGGGGTGAGCATCGTCGCGTTCAAACACCTCCTCCTTCATTCGCCTCGTCGGTTTTCGCCCAGACTTCACCAGAGCCCGATACTGCCGGAACTTCTGCTCGTCGCTCACCCGGTACAGAACCCACGGGATCGAGCCGCAGCGCCGCGCAATCTGGGTAACGGCGGCATAGACGTAGACATTGGAGCTGTAGCCAAGCTTAGCAAATGACTCCATGTCGGCACTCATAAACGCCGCGTGGTTCGTGTTGATATTGCTGAAGCTGAATCCCGAGAAAATCGTCTTCGGGAAGAATGCGGCCTTGAGTAGGGCGAGGCGCTTACGAAATGGGAGTTTTGTTTTCATTATGCGATAACCAATTTCTTCTGAGGTTTCATCTGTGCCTTCAAATGCGTATAGAGCGCATATCGCTTTGCATCGAGAAGGTGATCCTTGAACTTGATCGGCTCATCCAAGAGCTTTCCGTTCTTGTCCTTCTTCCACTGATACCCTGCCCGTTCCTTGTTCAGATTCACATTGGATGAGAGGGAGTAGCATTTCAAACCTCTGACGAGTTGAATGCCGGCGATGACAGAATCAGCGCCCTTATCCGCCGGGTGAATGTTGAATCCCGCGTTGTAAATCTCTTCAATCCGGTTCTTGTCTTCAGCATCTCCGTAAATCGGCCGCTTCTTGTCGGGGACAAGTCGCTCCATCTTAACGATGAGCTGTTGATTCGTGAGGCCCGGTTCGTACAGTTTTTCCCGGAGATATACGCCCCGATCCTTGAAGCCGATATGCAGAAGAGCTGTCGGATTGTTGAAGCCGAAATCGAGTCCGTAAATCTCATCATCAAAGGAATCAGGGAAAACCGGAAGGATCGTATAAGGGCGGTAAATGATATTGCTTCTGTGGCCACGCTCCCCGAGTCCGTAGATCGTCCAGTTCTCTGGATCGTCAACCTTGAGGAGTTCGATCTCCGTTCGTATCTCTTCGGGGAGGAATTCGATATTGTCCAGAAACGTTGACTTGAGAAGATCCACCTCTGCAGGGCGCTTTTCAATGAGTTCATAAATCCAGGACTCCTCTTCCGAGGGGTTGTAATCCATGAAGACTTGTTTCCCCGTCCGCCAGTTGAGCTGTCGGAAGTCCTCAATGGAAAGCTCGTTCGCTTCGTTGAGCCAGAGAAAATCCCGCTTACGGCCCCGGACCTTCTGGGGTTGATCGACGGAAAAGAATTCGATCTCGCTTGAGCCGAGACGGTAGATGTTCTCCGACTTGTTGTGTTGCTCTTCACGGTAAAGGCCATACTCTTTGAGAATGTGGAAAAAGTCCTTCATCGCCGAGGAGCGAAGGGAAGGCATGGTTTTGCGAACCACACTGATAACGAGCTTCTCCTGTGAAAGCATCTTGACAATGAAGAGTTGGCATAGGGAATAAGTTTTCGAGCTTCGGGTCCCGCCTTCGTTTATTACGAACCGCCTTGAGGCCGCGAGGTTCCGATTAAGGACGTTTGTTCCTTGTATCTCAAGCGTTGTGTTCTCCCGGCTTTCTGTGTTCATTCACAATCGTAATCTGAACCTTTGCAACGAGGGGACCACCGCCCTCTCCGCCGATCTGATGCCTCTGCATCGGTTTTCCGAATGCCTGATCTGTCACGTACATTGCAGCCTTCAGACTTTTCCTCTTGAGGTGATGCCGAAGAACTTTTAGGGCGTTCTCGATGTCGGTCGCTTTGAGGTAATCCGCGAGGCTCTTTGTGCCTTTCGGCCGGCCTTTTGGATTGCCGCTCTGACCCTTTTTGAATTTTGATTCTTCGAACTTTGACATTTGAGCATCCCTGTTTCCTCACCTGTTTTTCAGGCAAGCCGCAATGCCCTCCTATCTCGGAGAACTTCGGAAGGGCTTTTTTATTATGTGCGGCTTCGTTGAGTACAATAAAAAACCCGTGACCGCCGTTAACGGTTACGGGCTTGAATGAGGGAGTGATCGGCTCCCACAACTCCCTAAGTAACTTTTTTTAAATCATTGTCAAGGGGTCGCGTGTCTTTTTCTTTTTGCGATAGTCCCGTTCCTTCTTGTTCTGACATTCTCTGCACCGTCCGCAAACCCCGAGAGGTCGATCCCGACGCGGTGAGAAGTCCGGTAAAAACTTGAACCTCTTACAGCCGGAACACTCCACCATGAGAAGACCCTCTTCGGATCTCCGCGTTGTCTTGTATTTGCGCGGGCTTACCCCGTTCAAATGGTCAACGAGAGTCCTCCTCGATACACCGAGGTAATCGGCAAGCTGCTTTTGATTTAGGAAGATGAGAATCGCCGCTTTCATTTCAGCCCCAGGGGGTTGATTTCAGCAAGGGAAGGTTCGATGAGGTCTGTGATGTACTTCCCATTCAGTTCTATTCCTACAAAGTCTCTGTTCATCCTCTTTGCGACTCGCAGAGTTGTTCCGCTTCCGGCAAAAGGATCAAAGACGATGCAGGGTACTATTTGCGCGCCTTCACATTTGCAGGAGGGCTTCCAGCCGAGGGTTACTGCGTCAACGACGGGGCCGCGCCTTACGTCAATCGTTTCTCCGCCTCCTTGTAAGTGCTCCCCATTCTTCCCTTTTGGCAGATTTCCCGCCTTACCCGATCCACTCTGGAATGTACGCGACTTCTTGAGGATCCTCACCCACGGACTCCCGCATTTCGAGCAAGCACCCTTCTCTGAGGTTCCGGCTTTGATGCAGAGTTCGGGGATTTTTTCGGGGAAGGTGGCGAAATGAGCTCCCGGGTATGGCTGGGTGGGGATGTCCCAGACGGTTTTGAGGTTTGCGCCGGAGGGATTGAATGTTTCCGATATTGTTTTCTTACCACCATGATTTGCTCGCATAGAGGTTGCCTTTAGGTCATCCCTTCGGCCGTCTTGTGCCCAACCCTCAATGCTCCAGTCCCGCGTGTGCGGCACTCTGACCGCCTCTTGATCGTAATAGTATTTCGGGCTTTTGGTCAGCAGGTAAATCATTTCGTGCGCTTTCGTTGGGCGGTCTGTGACTGACTCCGGCATGGGGTTCCTTTTGAACCATACAATCTCGCTCCGCAAATACCAGCCATCGGCTTGAAGGGCAAGGGCTACTCTCGCGGGGATCATGCAGAGGTCTTTTTCCTTCAATCCATCTTGTTGCAATCCACGCTTTGCGCTTTCAGATACCACGGCCCCATTATGTTTTGCAATCGTTTGTTTGCTCTGAGCCACACCGCCCGGCCGATAATTGTAGTACGAGTCCCCCAGGTTCAGCCAAATCACCCCGTCCTTTCTGAGTTTCTTCCAGATGAAACGGAACACCTCTACCATGTTCGCCACATACTCCTCCGGCGTTTTCTCCAAACCGAGTTGCCCTGGAATACCGTAATCCCTTAATCCCCAGTACGGCGGACTCGTCACAACACATTGAATACTCTCACCCTGTATCTTCTCCCATACCCTCTCATCTGATACGGAGCCGGGGAGGATCACTTGTTCTCCTTTGGGGAGGCGAGGG